AAGTAGTGGGGCAATTAAAAAGTATATGATTGAGATTAAACCAAAAAAACAGACTGTTCCTCCACCAAAACCAAAAAGACAAACTAAAAGATATATTAGTGAAGTCTATGAGTATGCTAAAAATCAATCTAAATGGGAAGCAGCAAAAGAATGGTGTGCTGATCGTGGGTATGAATTTAAAGTAATTACAGAAGATAATTTATTCTAATGCCTAGGAAACCAGTACAGCAACAGAAATCAAAAATAAATCGTGTTGCAAGACTTGTAAAAAACTTGAATGGAACAGAAAATGCTGATGATATGATGATTGAACTAATGAATGTTCTAAAAGAAACCAGAGATCCTCCAAGAGTAGGAGCATATTATATTTTTGTTTATAATGCCAAAACTCCAAATGTAAGATATGATCAAAATCCATTAGTTGCTGTTACGAATGTTTATAAATGGGGATTTAGAGCATTTAATTATCACTGGGGGGAAGAAAGACAATATACCTGGGATGAGGTTGCTGGAGGAATGTATGAGGTCTATCAAGAAGAACTCAGCGATTTAAGAAGATTACCTTTTGGGAATATCCGTCTAAATACTTAAAAAATAGCCAAAATGGCAGAGACTTTTAGATATCCACTTACTAAACTTGAAGCTTCTGATGATTACTTGAGAATTACTGCACTTGAATATAAAGCACCAGGATTTAGTTCTCCTACAGGTCGTTTTGATGCGCCAACTGCAGGAGATCCTAGAGATATAAAAAAAGAATTAGATTATTTTATACTTCCTATTCCTGATGACGTAAAAGATACAAACTCCACTTCATGGAATCCCAACAGTCTTAATCCAATACAAGTAGCTGCTGGGGGGGTAGCTCAAAGTTTAGTGCAATCTGACTTTGACAGAATAAAAGCAAAAGGTGAAGAAGCACTTAATGAAATAACTAGTGGATCTACTCAAAAACTTATTCAATCCTTATTTATAAATTTCGCTACAAATAAATTATTAGGAGGAAATTCAACTTTAGACCAAACACTTTCAAGATACGCGGGAGCAGTTACAAACTCTAATATTGAATTGATTTTTTCTGGCGTTAATTTAAGACAACCATTTTCATTTGCATTTGATATGGTCCCTCGCTCACAGAAAGAAGCACAAGTAATCAAGCAAATTATTAGAAAATTTAAACAATATAGTGCTGCTAAAAAACAAGGTCTGGGAACTGGTAATGGATTATTTTTAAAAGCACCAGATGTATTCAAATTAGAGTATATGAGTGGAGTGAATCGCCATCCATATCTAAATAGATTTAAAATTTGTGCTCTTAACGGAATTTCAGTTAATTATACTGGTTCTGGAACTTATGCAACCTATTCTGATGGAGCACCAGTTAATATAATTTTAGGTCTTTCATTTCAAGAACTTAGCCCAATATATGCTGAAGATTACGATACGGAAATAGGCGCAGAAGGAACAGGATTCTAATGAGCTACTTTAGAGAACTTCCAAATTTACAGTACCAATCATTTTTATCAGATAGCAAATCATCTAGTGACTATTTGCTAGTAAAAAATATATTTCGTAGAGTTAAACTTCGTGATGATCTACAAAATGTTTTTACTATTTTTGACAAATATCAAATTGCAGATGGTGCAAGACCAGAAACAGTTGCAGAAGAACTTTACGGAAGCCCTCAATATGATTGGGTTGTATTGGTATGTGCAGACATTATAAGAGTAAGAGATCAGTGGCCACTTTCTGATTCGCAGTTATATAATTATGCCGAAGAAATATATGGGGATGACTTAAATGATATACATCACTATGAAACAACAGAAGTTAGAGATTCTCAAAATAGATTAATTCTTCCATCTGGTAAGATAGTAGATTCGAATTTTACTATTCCAGATCCAGATTCTCCAATAATAACATTAAACCCTGTTTTGGGAATAGGTAATTATGAATATGAAATTCGAAAAAACGATGAAAAAAGGTCTATTTACGTTTTAAAACCAAGATATCTACAACAAGCTCTTCTTGATATTAGAAGAGAAATGTCGTATGATAAATCATCCCAGTATATAAATCAAAAATTAATTAAAACTGAAAATACAAAACTATCAAATCCTGTTGGATTTAGCAGCATCCCATAAGAGTTTGAAACTCTTATCAGCACCCTTTATTTTACCTCGTGAATGCTTGGTGCCGTCTGCATAATAGAAATCTTTTTTTGCATCTGTAAGACCGCAATACTTAAAGTTGCAAGAACGATAAATTGTACCACTGTGAAAATCACAATCAGCGTAGGAAATGATTGCCTTGACTTCAGCATCTTTTCGCAATTGTCTAATCGCTTTTGAAACGAACCAAGAAGTGATATTATACTCGCTCTGTTGAGTTTGTGGATGAATACAGAGTCTTGAACGTTCAAAGAGTCCTTGTTGTTCATTTCTTTCAAGTCCAAATGCTCCTTTTACAATCTCTGGAACTGGCAATCCAGTAAAAATACAGACTCCTTTTAATCCACCAATATTTAGAGAAGAGAACTCATTTCTTTGAAACAATCCGTAATTATATAAAAAAAGGGGGAGTCCCTTGAAACTCCCCTCATTATACCACAGAATCAGTCGTCTGATGCAAGTTTTGCGAAATAGGAAAGGGCATCATCGTCCTCATCATCCTCAACCACAGCAACACGACGGGTGGGTTTGAGGTTGTTCAGTTCACTGCGAAGATCATCATCCAGTTCCTTGACAGAACCACGAGTGTTGTCTTCATCGAGATCTTCAGAATCTTGATACTTAGTATTTCCTTTCAAACCCAGAGTGTAATCAAGACGCTTCTTGAGGTCTTCATAACTCTTAAATTCGGCAGGACTCAGGAACTCGGCAAGAGAGTATTGCTTCTTCCAAATTGCTTCCATAGCATCATCATCGTCCAGAAGAGACCCCTGAGCGGCAAACTCACTAGAATCATAGTTACGATAACCAGCAACATTCTTTGCCTTCAGTTTGAAGTTAGCACCCTGCCAGAAGTCAAAAGGATCAATAGGAGTCTCATCTTCAAACTCAGGTTGCATTGCTGCAGAGAGCTTATCAAAGATTTTCTTACCATACTTAAACAGGAAGACTTTACCTTCATTTTCAGGATTGGAAGGGTCTTTCACAACATAGATGTTGCTCATATAAGTCAGTTTACGCTTTTGTTTGCGAGCAACTTCTTTATTAGCATCTACACCAGAATTCCAGAGACCAGAGTTATGCTCACAGATAGGGCACTTTTGATTCAAGGAGGTCAGGCAGTTATCGATCAACCAACCACCAGAACCTTGAAAGGCATGAGAGTAAATCTTTACAAACGGAAGGTCTTCACCTTCGGGAGCGGGCAGGAAACGAACGACGGCATACCCGTTGCCGCTTTTATCTACATCAAGTTTCCAGAGACGGTCATCAGCACTACTACTGGAACTATTCATTTTTTCAACTTCTTTCACCAGTTTTTCGGTGAGAGAACCAAGTTTGGATTGCTTTTTAAGATCTGCAAAAGACATTAGATACCTCGGATACGTTAGATACGGGAGATTTACTTAGATAGTATAGCAAAGATTTCTCAGTCAGTCAAGATACTTTTTGAGAGATTCAATGGTTTTTGTCATGCTATTAAACAAGATATTCATATCAGTCTCTGGAGGAAACCCCATTATAGCTACTGATTTTCTAAGATTTTCTTTCATTTCAATAGCCGTTGGATCATCAGATAGAGAAAGTCTTGTATACATGATTTTCTGCTTTTCAAGCAGTTCTGTCAACTTATCAATGTGTTCCAATTTTTCTTCACGGGGCATCAATCCAAAAGTTAAGATACTTCCGTAAATTTGCTCTTGCAATTCGTTTATTTCTTTTAATTCTTCTTGAATTATTTCAGAGTCAAAAAAATTACTCATAAAGTATTTCCCTTAAAATCTTTTTATATTGAAACACATTGATATTTAGAAATGGTGAATATTTTTTAATTTTTAAACTTACGGTTTCCCACACAGGATCCAAAAGTTTCTTATCAAAATTATTCCCGAACAGAAATATTCTATCATAGATCACTAGGGTTTCCAGACTAATATTTCCGCTCAGGAATTTTTTTAGAACGATTGGATGCCCTTTGGAACAGTTCAAAACATCCTCTAATTTTGTCTGAGAGAACAATTCGTTGCTTTGCTCTTTGAACAAGTAAGTTAAACTCTGCTGTCGTCTCATCCACTCTGCGTATGTTTTTTCTCCAGAATTGATAATTTCTCCAATCCATAAGTTTTGTGGGTTATCAGATGATGCAAAATTTGATACTAAAAAATCTACGACTTCTTTATCGGAGTACTTACGTGATGTTTTTTCAAACCAGTATTTGTCCTTTCTCTTATTGAAAGAAGTCATACTAGCGCGAGTCTTTGCACCGTACTTAAAGAAATCGTATTTTAGATTTGTAAAATGAGATTTTAACGAAAGATAATGTTGGTATGTTTCAAAAGGACTCATTAGATAGGCAATTTGGCACGGGAAGTTTTCTTCATAAAGTTAAGACGAGTTGCGTCCCACTTTAATCTTTCTTTCAAAGGTTTTGAAATTAGTTTCGTAACAGATTCTACTTCAAGGCAATTAATTTCGCAATAGTGGCAAATTGCATCAATGTAATTCATTTTTTCAACTGCCACAATGCTTTCAATTTCCAAAGCGAATTTGGAAGGTGTTAAAAATTTGCTTTCTATTGCTTGTTCTAGTTCTTTATTTGGTTCCATATAATTCCAGTCTATGTCTAACAAACTCTCTAATATATTTGGTGAGTAGTTTGATGTACTTTGATTTTTCATATTCTTCATAAACGACAGATTCTCCATTTTCGCAAGCCATAATAATTACAAGTTTTTTAATTGAAATTCCAGTCAACTCGTAAAGCATACAACCATATGCCATACACTGAACGAAATAATGTTCAACCCACTCTCGTGGTTTTGGTTTTTTAGATGTTTTAAAATCGATTATCGCTAGTTCGCCATCAAACTCAGCAATACAATCAACTGTCCCAGCAATTCCTAATTGTTTACTGTATAAAGACCCTTCGAGGGCGTAAACATTATTTATACGGTTCAAATCTTTCTTTGCAATTTTAAAAAGAAAATCTGAAAGAGGTTGGACAGAAGGAAGTTCTCGATTATGCAAATAATTTTCTACTAGAGTATGCATATCAGTTCCACGACTGGTTGCTTTTCTAGTAATTTTATCTGCCTCTTCTTCACCAATTTTTTTACGCCAGTTTGCAAAGAACTGGCGATTTTTATGGCTCGTAACTGAAGTAATAGAAACCAACCTTAAGAGTTGGTCTTCATCTGGAACTTTATAATATCGAACACCATCTATAGTTTCCCTCTCAAGTTGAGGTAAATTCAAATCAACATGATTAAACATTAAAATCCAGCTTCCATTTTTGCAAGAATATATTCTTTGACAAGTCCAGAACGAACAATATCATTGACTCCAAATTCAATTATATCAAAAGATGGCATTTTACGCAATACTGTCATAAAATCAATAATTCCATTACGCTCGTTTGTTTTTTGAAGATCACTTTGAGTGGCATCACCACAGAACATAATCTTAGAGTTCTCACCAACACGAGTAATGATAGAATCTAATTCATGATATGACATATTTTGGAACTCATCCACAATAATGATTGCATTATCGAGAGTTGTTCCACGGAGAAATGAGGTGCTCCAAAACTTAATGGTTTCTTGAGACTTGAGATTGCCATAAAGCATTTCAAATTCAGCATCACTTGAAAGTTGAAACATATACTTCACCATATTCTTATATGGAATCTGGTAAATATCTGATTTGTCTTCGTAGGTTCCAGGAAGAAATCCAATT